TTCTTCTGTCCTCGATCGATTTCAGTTTTCGAAAGAGGAGGGTCGTAAATTGCCTCACCGCGATCACTAATTGTCATCGTGTGAACAACTCCGTTGATCTTTACTTTTGTAGCCACTAACTACATCTCCATCATCATCTCTGGGGGTAACTGCTCCATTGCCGCCATCAGCTCAGGAGACATCGGTAACTCATCACCAGAGCCCATCGGCATCTGTTCGGGCATAGCCATCTCTGGAGGCATCTGCTGGATAGGCGGTTCTGGAGGCATCCCTGCTTCGGGAGGAATTTGCGGTGGCCCCTGCTCCTGCTGTTGCGGAGGAGGAGCAGGTGGTGGTGGCGGTGAGGGAACTAACCATTCCGTGACATCCTGCTCCATAGCATCACCCAGCGACTTGATAAAAGCATTGAGCGCCGTGGGATCTCCTTGCTGCGCCACTCTCGATAGCTCAGGTATCAAATACTGAGCCAAGCGTGCAAGATTTTCGTTATCGCGGAACTTGTTCGGCTTGCGAATAGAGTTCGCCTCCACCGTCATATTCATCTCACGCACATACACTTCAGGATCTTCATTGGCAACTAGCGTATCCCATAACTGAGACGCATCAGGACCAAACAAAGGAATCAGATCCTTACCCTGCACATTCCACCCAGCGTAAATTCTCTCAACATTCGCTACGCTGGTCTGCCAATCCTCAACTCGCCTTGCCATCCAATCTGGACGAATCGAAGTAGCTGCCTCCTTGAAGTTAATATCCGCAGCAGTCCTAGCAACCTTACCACCGACGTTCATTCCGTATAGCGATTCAGATAAGCCAGTACGCTTATCGAACAACATCGACACGTAATCGATCATTCGAAACACATCGAAGTTGACGGCAGGTGACTCGATCATCGACACCAGTTCTTTTACGTTCTGATGAATCTGACCATTGAGTTCTAGCACCAGATTGAAGTCATCCGACTTAATCTGACGCATAATGTCGTCGCCAGCCTCTTTGAGAACTGCCCAGATATTGCGAGAGTTCATGTACACTCGATCGCACAAGCAGCTCATAATGACATTGAGGAAGATTAGCTCACCCAAACCCATAGCAACAGGAGCTAAAGGCCAAGGACCACTGGCTGCTTCGTAAAAATCAAGCAATGACACCGGCCAGCGATTATCTCGATAAATAGGAACCGGCCAGTCCAGCGACGACCTAATAACGTCATCCCCCTCATTAACTGTGCTAGGAGGAAAGTTAAGTGGAAAGTTGACGTTCTTGGCAATACACAAATAGGCGAAGTCACCCACGACGGTTTCGAACGCTTGATGAAGCGCATCATCGAAAGACTCAAGGCGAGTACCCACACCAACTCGACTGAAAATTTCATACCACACAATCTTATTTTCATTGCCACCTGCTGATAACTTGGCTGTGTGATACTCATCTCGGGACGAGTTATTGAAGTCCGCCGAGTCAGTACTACCCACTGCACCCGAGGACACTGCGGTCTTCAGCGATCCTTCTGGCAAATTAAACCGACGCTCCACTTCCCAATAGTCATCAATATGCTGTCTAGCAATCCAGCCGCAATCTGACAGGTTAGGCTTAGTGCACTGAGGATCAATAAACAATCGCAGACAACTATCAAATATCGATCGAGTCAGCACACGGTCGCTGCCAGGATACCTATAGGATTCCGTCCACAAACAGCCACGCCCTGTGATCAATGCCTCGGTAATAGCGAGACGACTCTCAGCAATTAAGCCACCATTGGGCTGCTCACGCTGACTGTAGTTGAGATATTGCTCCATAAGAGAGCAGCGAGTTGCGTCGACTCTTCGCTGACTCTCGTAACGCTGCATGAACTCCTGATAAGCCTGCTGAGTGTTGGGATCGTTAGGATCACCAAACACATCAGGTTGGATATTAAGCCTCGCGTAAGGTCTGGCCGTCCTACCAGGATAATCCCAATACAATGAAGGGGCGACCACAGCAACTAATTCAAAAGCTTTCGCTATAGTCAACTTAAATCTAGGAGCAGGGAGATTGGCAAAGTATCTACTGCGAAACCCCTCCTCCCACATAAAACCGCAGGAGCCCTGATAGAAGTTTCTACAGATATCTGCCGTCTTCCTAAACGGTTCACGCGCAGTACGTGCCTGCTCAAGCTTCCGCAACCATACGCTAACCAGCTTACGCAGTCGCCCCTCAGCCTCAAGCATTAGCCGTTATCCTTTGCTTGCGTTTTGCTTCGTAGAACAGGATTCAGAAGCGGTGCAGCCCAATCAGGAAAAATCCAGAAACCGTTTCGCATGGCTAAATCAGTTGGACTGCCATCGATACTGAACAGCCTTTCGTCCGAAACATGGTAGGTTCGGTTTACAATTTGACCTTCTCGACGACGCTGGCAAGGAGGCACAAAAAGAGACACTACACCTTCGTGGTAAGACTCAGTTACAATAGCTGGGAGTGCATCATCCAACTGACCAGCAGGACAATAAAGCACCGTAAATCCGACCGGAGCCAATCCACTAAACTTCTCATTCAGCTTGCTCATACTTGCACCTTATATGGGGAGTAACTATTACCAAGCTCAATCGAGTTGTCCGCCTTCTTGCTCTTGCTTCTCTCTATAGCTCGCAACTGATTGAACAATTGAAGGGAAGCTGAGCCTCCCCCTATATTCTTCCCGGCAACCGGGAACCACTTTGGAAAACTTCCAGCCCAGTATTCGAGCCCGACACTTAAGTCGATCTTCTGACCTTTGGCCGGTCGATCGCCTATTTCGTTGTCTTGCTTTTCTTCCTTGACATAATCCTCCAGTTGCTTGCACAGAACCGGACATCGATCGGTGACGATCCTTAAGTACGGATAGGATCCGGACTTTTCATTGATGTGCATCCACGACTGCAAACGCATGATTCTTGATTCGACGTTTGCATTGCCCCACACAAAGTGATTGCCCGTCACAACAGACTGTATGTGATGGTTCTTGAAAGCTCTGGCATAGTTGTCTGCCACCGTCATCGAGAATCCCATTGTCGTCTGCTTACCGGCTCTTTGGTCAATAATAAACCGATAGAACGGATAACCCTGCATCTTGGCTTTGATCATAGGAGCAAGTTGATCGGCATCACGACGACCAGGGTAAAGCTCGTCGTACACAACATAAAACTCACCAAACCTGGGTGGCGGTATTGCGCAAAAAAGCACAGCAGGATTGTTAGTACCTGGATCGAGAATCATTTCTCTAGTCCAGTCCACGGGCGGCTGGCCATTAGTAGCCCTTAGCACCTTGGAGATTTCATCGTCGACACCTTCTGGGTAAATCGCACAATGGAAGTTGCGATCAAACAGATGGTACATCTTGAGCTGGTCGAGGGAGTATTCACCACGATCGCGAGAAGCCAGTTCTTCTGTTGTGAACCCCGACAGAAGTTCTCTCTTACCCTGTGGGTCAAGCTGAGCATTTTGGCTGGTCTGCAAGATGACCTCTCCGGCCATCGGATTAGGGTCGTTCGAATCCTGTTCCTTGGCTCTCGCTGTCAGCGCTCTCAGGGCAGCATTATTGGCTCTAGGCCAGCTAGACCAGTACAGCCTTCCTCGACGGTCAGCCAAACGAGACTGCCACTCTGAATAGTGTTGAGGATATTTGATTGCCTCGTCGATCCAGCATAAATCTATTGGGTCGCCCTGTTTTGGTTCTGCTTTACTTGAGTAGGCGTAAATCTCAGCAAGAGTCTCTTTTGTGACAGGGTTCCAGATAACAACCTTTTTAAACTCGTGGTTGCCTTTGTTTTCCCAATCCCAAGATCCTGGCTTAATGTACCTATTAGGGATGATCGGATAGCTTGGCTGCACCTGCTCCGATCGAGCAGCATCGTCAGGATCATCCTGATTAAACGCTCGCCATTGTCCTGTAGAACGGTCGCGTATGATCTTGAACAAGCCAGGACGAAACAGAAGCCGAAAGATTGTCTCACCGATATGTCGCTGATCGTAGCCAATGATCCATATTGTGAGTGGTCTACCAATTTGATGAGGTCGCCTAGCCCTTATCTGACGACCATCTGACAGCGTGATATACGTATCCGTTGCTATTGCAGCAGTCAGAACAGCGAGTGAAAGACTCTTGCCTGCTCGCACACCACCACGCACTAGAAGCTCTCTGGCGTTACTTTCAAAAATAGGATCCTGATGAGGCTGAGCCCGAAACAGTTCGAGTCCGGTTGTTCTTCTGCGTGCCGCTTCAACCAGTGCTGCGGCTTCTCGACTCGAAAGTTGGTTTAAGCTCATAGTCAATCCCAGCTAGGTTCTTCGTCCGTAGCTGGACGAGTCTCAAAAGGTACATCCTCAGGTTCTTCCTCTTGAGCGTTGTTCGTAATACTCAAGACCTGTGTACGAAAATCAGCATCAGTACGGATGAGCTGAGCAGCGAGCTGAGCCAAGGTTGCTTGGAGGTCTTCGTCGGTCAGACCACTTGCATCCACATTATTCCGGTCGTCTAATTTTTCCTGTAGACTTAGGATTAGCTGCCAATACTTGACGATCACTGAGTCCTTGCGTTCGAACATCACTTGCTCCTTAGGAGACAGGTTGTCGCCACGCACCTTATCAAAGTCTTCTTTTAGCTTGGTAGCCAATCCATCAGGGCCACCAATCAACTCAGTAAACTTGGCGAACACTTGGTCAAGAACTTGCTTATCGGAACCGACGTTCTTGATACGAGAGAGAAGCTCTCTGGAAAATTGTGCCGTCTGTCTACGATCCGACATCTCTAGCTCCCTAGCGATTCGATCTCGCCGTATTTCGTGACACTCTTGGCAATAACCGCCAACGATGTGCCGATTAGAAAACACTTGCTTGCATTCGTAGCACTGTGATGTAGTGCGAGTGACAGGTAGTCCTGAAGTCATCAAGTACCTCAACGAAGCGGGGCCAGTAAGATTTAGAACGTCTCACCGGCCCCAACCCCAGCGGCGCAAGCCACCCCCCATCGTCAAAGATTGGGTTACTTCTTCTTCAGAGGAGACACCATACTTTTGTAAGCGTTTCCTACTGGTGGCTCGTTCTGAAAGGCTGCTTTCTCACTAACTACATTCGGTACGGTTGGCTCTGAGCCGTAGCCCTTGCCAGTTACCTTGAAGGTCGGACTTGTAAGAGCATCACCTTTTGGCGTGATACCTTTGATTTCTGACACAGATCACCTCGCTTTACTTTTGATTGTTTTAGAAAAGCTGCTAGTGGACGGCATCCATGCCACCCACTAGCGTTCCACTAGCGTTCGCAGGTTAGTAACCAGGGAATGCCCAAATAACATCGCGAACCTGAGCAGCAGCCGTGGAAGCGACATTAAGCCTGCCGCAAGCATTTAGAGAACCTGCTGCATCGTTGGTAACTGTATTAAAGCGACCCGAAGCTGCCGGAATGATGATGGCATTAGCGGAAACAGAACCAGCCGAGATTCCTCGGCCAGGACCACGCACGATGATGTAGAAGAACTCACCGTTAGCAACAGTCGTGGTTAGGAACGGATCGACTGCACCACAGCCTGTAGCAGCATCAGCCGTAACACCACCGATAAGAGTACCGGCAGAACCAGATTTCCAGGTAACAATCTGGCTGGCGCTCAATGTTCCACCCGAATCATTCTTCACCCAGATCGCAATAATTTCCTGGTTGGAAATGATCGTTCGTTGCGACTCAGGCAAGCTGTAGTCGACATGCTGAAAAGTGTGAACACCACCAACCAACTCAGGCAATTCGGTAGCAGGTGCCGTCCGCCCGAGAGGATAAAAATTCATTTGAACCATGCCCACGATAAAATCTCCTTATTTGTTTTATTCAGCGTTATTAACTTGTTAGATCATTAGGTTCCAAAAGCGCCGTATTTAGCAACATGTTTTGGATTGAAACGCATGTTACCCCAAAAACCCACCAAGACTTCGGTAGCCAAAGCGGTGTTATTGAAGTCGGGTCCAACGCTGTAGAACAAGTCCGAGTGCAAACTAAACAAACTCATCTCGGCTGCGTTGACGGCGTATCCAGAACCTGCTGGACAGTCGTAATCCGGCATAACCATCGCACCACCATAGGTAAGTACGTTGTCACCGAAGCCAAGAGCTTTGCCGTAATCACTCACCATCAATCGCTCACGAACGCTCAAGCGATCAAGAAACTGGTCGTACAACTCCTGCGACAAAATGTGCAGCGTAGGGGTTTTGGTAGCCCCACTCAAATTCATGATCCACGACTTTCCGCGACGCATAACGTGCTCGCAGTTATCTGACCAAGTAGAACCACCAGTACCCCATCTGTTAGATCGATAATTGAGGAGTTTTGGCGTAATGTAATCGAAGTCAGGTGTGCCAGATCCGAGAGGCCAGTCATTGGTTAGCAGGCTCGAAGGACGATCCGCAGCAGCAAGGTTAGCACTCCAAGCGCCACCGATGGAACCAGGACGAACCAACTTACCACCGTAGGCTGCTGACGATGAGGGCAGTGCCACTAAATCGTTAACAGAAACTGATCCATCCGGAACCATTGGGGTATCGATACCAATGAGCTGATTTTCGTTACCCGTATTGCGAATAAACAACTCCGACGACAATCGATGACCAACTGCCGCAAGCAACGATTCCATCGCATCGCTGTAAAGATCAACAATAGCTAAAGGCTCTTTGTTCATCATTTGAACCTTGAGGTCCAAAGCCTGAGTGCCGATGATGCCAGCGACAGGAACCGTCAACTGTTCGAACGAGTTAGTTTGCGAATAGATAACACCCACACCAGACGCATGGTTACGAGTGTCTGGTTGTCGAGCGCGAACATTCCAGTTGCAGGCGACACCACCCTGGTTATAAAGAATGCGACCCTCTTTTTGCAGATAAGCTAACCAGAAACGATTGCGGATCGTCTGGTCCGAAGCGCCTTTAAGAAACTTTGGCGCTGTGTTACGAATTGCTAGTGTTGCCTCAGGCATTGCACTTTAACTCCTGTCCTTAATTGCCTTGATAAAATTCCCCAAGCGCTTCAGCGTTGTCCGGATCCGTCAACAGCATCTCTCGAAAAGACATTGGACGATCAGACTGAGGTGCTGGACGTACCAACGCCTGCGACACACCGATTGACTTCCGTTCCGAATTGGTTGTTTGCCGAGCCTTCTCAACAAACTGGTTCTTCTTTTCTTGAACTTTTTCTTTCTTGGTCTTCGCTGCTTCCTCAGGAGTTGCCTCCTTGGGCAGTGGGGGCATTAGCTTGTAAGCCAAGTCTGCAATCACCAACTCATCAGCAATCGCATTACCATACTGCTGACGAATCTCTTGAGCCTTCTGACGAAACAGTTCGCCTCGTTCACTCACAACATCACGACCATCAAGACCCTTCATGATCGTTCCGTCAGCACCGAGCTTAAAAAACTCAGCCTTGTGATCATCAAAAAACTTCTGTGCCCTTAGCTCAGATTCCTGTTCTTGACGAGCCTGCAAAGCCTGCTGCTGCCGCTGTGTAAGCGTGGTCGCAAGTTGTTCTTGAAACTGCTTAAATCGCGACTCAACAAGCTGACTGAACTGATCCATCAGACCAGCTTCACTAAACGCCGATACTGGATCGTTTATCAGAAGCTGACTACGACGCTGCTGCTCGGCAACCGCTGCGTTAAGCGACTGAGCTGCTCGAATCGAATCTGCATCACCGTCTAGTGCTGGCAGAAATCGCGAGGTAGCATCGTCATACTTGCAGAGCTTAGTAAGCTGGGGATCTATCTCGACCCGCTCCCACTTCTTAAGCTTCTGTGCGTTATTCTCTGGCGACTGAGGTTGCTGTGGTGCCTGTGGCTGTGACACCTGATATCGCAGTTGCTCGGCAGCTTCCTGCGCTCGGCGTGCAGTCTCCTCCAGCTCAGCGACTCGCTTCTTTTCAGCGTCTCGCTCGGCTATTAAAGCAGCCAATTGTTTTGATAGATCGTCATCAGACAACTGATCGGCAGCGACGTTATGCTTAGCTAGTGCTTCGCGAAGCGGAGACATAGGAGCAGCTTGTTCAGCGGGCTCCTCGGCGGCAGGTTGCTCGACATCCTGCACTTCCTCGATCTGCTCAACCTCACTTACATCTTCGTTTTCATCTGACGACTGACTGGCCAGCGCAGCCGCTTGCCGTTTGGCTAGCGACTCCTCGATCATCTTTTGCAGGTCTGTAGACATACTGATTCCTTGGGGGTAGGGGTGATCCTCTACCGCATGATTCAGCAACTACATTTTTTTTGATGGCAAGAAAAATCAGTTCTGGGTAAAGCGGAACAATAATGGGAGGAAAACTACAACAATGATCAATCCGCGACAGGAAAAGCTGCTCTCGATTCGCCAAGTAGCTAAAGAGATTGGGTACAGCACCAATGCCGTCTATCGCCTAGTCAAAGATGGCGTTATGGGTGTCGATGGCAAGGTACATACGCTGG